AGAATGCGATTGAATTAGTTCATGGGAAGAAGTTTTCCGACCAAGAGTTAGTCCCTCGCAGCAAGTATTCTCCTGACATGATTAGAAGGCAGTGTCAGGCACAAGAAGAGGGAGGCATTCTGGGAAATTATGACTCCGATATTCTGAAACGCTCCTTCGAAAAAGTCAGACGTATGTTCGCTGTCCCTAAACTCAAACCTTTGAAGTTAGAGGAAGTGCCCTACAATGCCGGTACGTCAGCCGGTCTTCCTACTCTACTTACTAAGGCGAAAGATTACCCTAGGGCAATTCAAGAGGCTAGAGCGCTACAACTGAATCCTAATAAGGCTCCTCAGCCTACTATTCTTTTTCATAGAGGAAAGAATTTGGAGCAGGCTCGTTATGTTAATGGATATCCATTCGCAATGACACTTCTTGAAGGGCGATTCTTTTATCCTTATCAGTCAGCTGTCATTAAGCATCATACTCCTTATGCTGGAGGTAGATATGACTTTGAGACTGCAGTACTTCTTAATGAGGTCCAGTGTAAGAGCAGATTTATCTTGGAGTCGGATTATTCGAAATATGATACTTCGATTCCTGCCAAACTTACTGGTATGGCATTCAGTATTATTCAGGACTGTTTCGACATGACTGAAGAAGACAGACGTGATTGGGAGAGAATAACTCGATACTTCCATACGAGTCCTTTACTTGCACCAGATGGTTACATCTACAGCGGTAGAAGACATGGGGTTCCGAGTGGAAGTGATTTCACTCAAATCGTAGATAGCATAGTTAATGCGATAATTATCGAGTACTGTGCTAGGAAGTTGAATTTCAAGCCTACCCGGTACTATGTACTTGGGGATGACGTTGTGATGGGTGTCGATAAACCCTTATCACTTGAAGATTTATCAGCCACGATGATAGATCTGGGAATTCATCTCAATATTGAGAAATCGAAGTTTCATACGTGTAATGAGATGATACATTTTCTCGGTCATGACCTTAAGTCAATGACAATGAGGCGTGATATCGATGAAACGTATCATAAGATGTTAACACCTGAGAGAACTCGAAGAGAGTACTTTTCGAAGAATCGAGATGAACGACGAGCAGCTTATATCCAGAGATTGCGCGATTATCAAGAGGACAATCCAGATGCTTGGAATGAACTGGAAGCCTTGGTACAATTCTATCAGGCAAGTGATAATAGGAGGAAATACCTTGTGAAGAGAGCCAAGGAGACAGGGAAGTGGGAACAGATGCTATTCTGGTATTACCGGAATCAGTGGTATGGACCTACGGATGCACTTGAGATTAATGAAAGAGCGCGTTGGGATGCATCAAAACGCGATTTCGCTTTAGGCAATCATCGAGGACAAGTTGTGTTCATCTAATCTTGTTAAC